GAACAAGATATTCTAACGATTTACTTTTAGATTAAATAAGGATTTGTGTTGCCCGTTAAGGGTTTAAATTAACTGGTTATGCTTGATCGCCGCCAGTTTTATCTCTTGCAACAATAGCAATAGATGCACCATCAGCAAGTGCTGTTGAATCATCTGTTACTACTGCACCATTATAATTAACTGATGCATTTGCTGGGACATTTCCTAAATGAGATTTTAAATGTCCTATTGTGGTTACACTGTCAGGTAACACTGTATCTGCAAAAGATGAAGTGTTCCACATTAACCTAACTGTAAGAGCTGTATTAGCCATTTTGTTCCTCCTTCGAAGGTTTATTTTGTATTTTAATTTTAGCTTTTGTGTCTTCTGCTTTCTTTAATAAGAAATAAGAATACAATAGGTAAACTATTGACCTTTTTATATACATCAAGTAATCTGATGTATAAGTATTTGTATCAAAATCAGTTTTTTTATCTAATTCCCTTAATTCTGATACACTAATCTTTACTGCTGTGCTGTATACTAAACAATCTAACTGTTCTTCTATTGCTTCTTTTAGATTATTTCTTGTTTCACTATCAAATCTAAATATAGGAACTTGTTCACCATACTTTTTTGCACCTACTTCTAATCGTTTTTCAACATTTATTAACAAACTATTAACATATGAACCAACTTCATTCCATGTCAATAATTTATCTGCTTCTAACTGTTCACCAGTCATATAAACTGATGATTTTATACTTTCTAGTATATATTCATTATTTTCCATCATACGCCTTTCTTTCTAAATTGATCTATCCATCGTTTTTTCTTTCTTACTGGAACATTAGAAAAGTAATACCATGCTCCATACTTCTTTCTGAACTCTTCGGCTGCTTTTTTACGCCAATTATCATTCATATTTATACTTTTATCACTGTATACATATGGGTTTCTATTTTTATCGTATTTAATAATCATTTTAATTTAAACAATAAGTATTTTATTGTTTCCCAACATAATATAGTGCATAAAAGCATTATTATCAATTCGTTATTTTGTAAACATGCTATATACATAATATCTGCATCAGCATCATACCAATAATGTCTCATTTGTTTCTCCATTTTATTAAGTAAGGCATACACGACGATTTGCATGCCTTACTCTTTGTTACCGAAAGGAAGATAACAACTAACGATATGAAGAGATATTATCGCAATAATCGTCCATTGCCATCTCTTCTAATCTTTTATCCTCTTTTTCTTTTCTTTTTTCTTTTATGATTGATCTAACACTATCAGTAATGATGTTATTAACACTACTACTGATACGAAAAGTATTATCTTTATCATCCATTTTACTCCCCTTTTAATTCTAAATGAAAGTATCGTCTCTTTTTGTTTAATCTTAACACTTGAGATTTTTTCTTTCTATTTATTATTTTAATCAATTCACTACTTTTTATTCTTACCATATCACAATTATATACTTCATACGGTTCGTGGAATGTCACTACTAATGTTTCATTTCCCCACGAACTATACCTATTTTTAAATGGCTGTATGTTTTTAATACTTTTTACTGGTAATTCTGGTATTAAATTATTGTCTTTTATCCATTTGTTGTCTATTGTCCATATATAATCATATTCAAATCTATTGTTCCAATTATCATGGAACCAGTCCTGACCTTTTATTACTTCGTGTAAATACTTCATTTTAAAAGTCCTTTGTCCATCTTTCGTCCACAAAGAATTTATAAGACTGATAAATATTATGTAGATCTTTGTAATAAATATCACGACTCTCTTCTAAATACTTTACTTTCTCTTTTAATTTCTCTATCTGTATTGCTTGTATCCAACCTACTGATAGAGTCATAAATATTATAAAACATAAAAATATTATTAAATCATTCATTGTTTTTTCCTTTCATTCATTGAATTTTTAATTAAAGTGAGTGATAGGTGAGGTATGACCTACCACTCTACTTTGTATGTATATTATCTCATGTCTAACTCCTTTGTTGTTCTTATTTCATTAAGAACGGATTAAACTGAATATATAATATACTAATTAACCTTGTGCTATTTCTGATCGTTTAGTGCATTTTCTTTCGAATTTGCTACTGAATAATAGCACAAAGTCGGTTTGCCCTTTGTTAGCATTATTGATATCGTTTGATGCACATTTCTTTGCACCTTTACCTCTTTCTATTTCGTATTTCATCGTCATCTTCCCTTCTTTATTGCGATTAGAAAATTTATTAATTGTCCTTTGGTATAAATCTTAAATTGTCTTATCATATCATAATAAGCCTTTGGTAGTTCTTTTTCTTTCATACCTTTTTCTAATTTCTTAAAGTCTATGGTTCTATGTCTTCGTTCCCATCTTGTTACGACTTCATCATCATATTTAAATCTTATTGCTATTAAATCTATTAATTCTATGTTAGTCATGTATTTATAGTTCATGTTTACCTCTTTTTAGTTTGTTATTACACGGTTTTTTGTGTATGGTATTATATTAAAATAAGTCCCTACCAACTCTATGTCGGCAAGGACTTATCTAATTAGGAAAGTTCAGTCTCAATTAAAGTTAGCGGACTGCTCTATTTAGTCTCTTTCGGGACTATTAGATATCTAGTAACCGCTTTGGATTTAGACCAACTAGTTTCTTCTTGTGGACATAAATCAAAGCCTTTCTCGTCGTAGAAGTTTGCCATTTCTTCTTCTTGGATTGCTAAACATACTTGTGGTATAACTAATGTATGTTCAGGGTTAACTGATGTAGCGTGATGTTGTTTCGGGCTTGGAAATATTCCCGCTGATACTAGTTCATCACAAACTAGGTATGGTTCGGTAACTTTCTTTGATACTGAACCTTTCTTCAATAAGGCCATTTTAGGCTCCTTTTATTTGAATTTAGCACATTTCCTTTGGGTTGTGCTTTTAACCCGTAAGAAGTTGCAGACCACCCACCGACTTCAAGCTCAACGAAAAATCAGATGAGAAAAAAAGTCAACGTGTTTTCGTTGAGCGAAGAAGAATATCGGTGGGTTGGGATGTGTATATACCTCGTACACACATTCTACTTGCATTTTTCAAATATCGGACTTAACTTATTACATGAGCAAGTTACCAAAAGATATTTTAAAAAAAATTTCCGAAGCGGAGTTTTTGGAACGTTGGAACGGAAAAGAGTGGGAGAAGGTTCCTGTAGACTCAAAAAATCCTGATGTTCAACGTTTAAAAGAAATGATGATCGCAGAGATAGAGATTAACGTTACAGCAGAAGCGTTAGAACTTGGAATTTTAGAAAAAGAAGATAGAGAGCTAAATTAATAGGTGTAAGGTATTAACGTTAATATTAACGTTGATATAATACATTAATTATTTAAGATAATTAATTACGTAAAGGATTAACGTTATGGCAAGAATGAATAAAAAGAAAAAACCTACAAATAAAGAGATGGTTGGAATGATTGGGGCTTTAATGGTTCAGATAGAACAACTAAAGTCACACGTTTTCAACGGCGATAGGGCCCTAGATGAATATATCAAGATGAAGGGTGACAAAGAAGATTTTGTAAAATTTTTAGAAAAAAACTATAAAGATAAAGAAGATGATACAGATAAAAAAGAAACTGAAGATAAATAACTATGAACCCGTTAATTTTAAAGTATATACAGACATCGAAGCAGATGAACTGGGAATATGCTATAAATATTGGCAAGAATGCAGTGCTGGGGAGTATGGTCTTAGTGACGATAATTACGTTTCTGAGTGTATTGCTCGCAATAACTATGCTACTAATACTGAAATGGTCTATCCATTCGGTCGTCAGTGGCTGGGCAAACACAGGAAGTTAGAGTTTGAGCCACATTATGCATCAAATAACTTTTCTAGGGTATCTACAAAGCCATATAGTGAGATTGAAGCTAAAACAGGTAGAGCAGATTTAGCAGTAAGTGCTTATTTAACGTACAAAATGGCTGGTTTAAGCCCAGATATGGACAAAATAGGGTCAATATATAGGCCTGATCAAAAAAACCCCGCTATCGCTGCAAAAAGATTATTTAAAACCAAAGAGGCAAAAAAGATGATTGAAGAAAAATTAAAAGAAATTCTTACGGATAAAGAAATTGATGAAGGTTTTGTTTTAGATACTATAAAAGATGCTATTGAAGTAGCTAAAGTAAAAGAAAGTAGTGCAGATATGATCCGTGCTGCAAAAGAATTGTCTATATTCTTAGATATGGCACCTAAACAAAAACAAGTTACAGATACCGTAGAAATAGATATGACTAGTCAAATACAAGATAACTATGAAAAACAAAGAAAAAAACTTAAAGCAACCAAGGTTCAAGATGTCGAAGAAGTATCTTGAGATAAATTGTAAAGATAAAAACAATTTAGAATTATTTTTGGCTACTCTTTATGCAGTAGCTAAAGATATGGAAATCAAGGTCGAAACTGTTAGAATCAAAGAATAGTGGATAAAAATAAACTAATATTAGAGATGCAACAGGATATGTTGTTGTTTGGACGTATGGTTATGCCAAATATGTTTAGTAGTGAATCTCCTAAGTTTCATTACGATATTACAAAAGAGTTATTAGACTATGATCAAAAACAATTAAACATTATAGCCCCTCGTGGTCATGCTAAATCTTCTATTGTTGCTGGTGTTTATCCATTATTTCATTTAATGTTTGATAAAGGTCCAAAAGTAATTGTGTTGGTTTCTAGAACACAAGGACACGCTACTAAGTTATTAGGTACAATTAAAGATGTTTTAGATTACTCTCAAGAGTTTAGACATTTTTTTGGGTACTGGGGACAACATTCAGCACGAAAATGGTCAAATGCTGAAATAGAACTAAAAGACGGTAGTGTTATTATTTGTAAAGGTACTGGTCAACAGATACGTGGTATCAAGCATGGTAATCAACGTCCTACTCTTTTAATACTTGATGACCCTGAAGATGAAAACAATACCAAAACAGCAGAGGCCATGGAGACAAATCTTCGTTGGTTGCTTCAATCTGGTGTTCCTTCGTTAGATCCTATCACTGGTAGAGTAATTGTTATTGGTACTCCCCAACATGAACGTTGTCTCGTTGAGACATTAAAAGATATGAAAGGTTGGAATAATATGACCTTTGCTCCAGATTTAGAAAATGGTAAGGCATTATGGGATGCTGTATGGCCTACAGATAAACTTATTCAGAAAAAAGAAGAATTAGAAAGTATTAATCGTGTATCTGTATTTTATAGAGAGTATTTATGTCAAATTGTAGGTGATGAAGAAAATTTATTTAGACAAGAACATTTAAGATATTATGAGGGGTATACAGAAACTGATGAGCAAGGGTTGTCAACTCTCATTCTGACGAACCTAAATGGTGAGGAAGTAAATGAGAGGAGACCTGTAAACATCTTTACAGGAGTCGACCCTGCATCTAGCACAAAAAGAGGAGCAGACTTTAGTGTTATATTTAATATTGCTGTCGATGAAGACGGATCTAGATTTGTTCTACCTTACTACAGAAAGAGAGCTACTCCTCTAGATCTAGCAGATTCTATTATAGATAACTTTAGAATATATCAAAGTGCAAAAACTAGGATAGAATCTGTTGGATATCAGGAGATGTTAAGGCAGTATATAAAAGAAAAATCAGCAGATATGGGTATGTTTATCCCTGGTCTTGAAATAAAAGAGAATCCTAGAACTTCTAAATCATATAGATTAGAAAGTTTGCAACCTTTATTTGCTAGAGGAGAAGTATATATACAAAAAACTATGCAACCTTTAATAGATGAACTGCTTTTATACCCTAGAGGTAAGCATGATGACTTGTTAGATGGGTTCTTTTATGCAAACAAAAACTGCTATAAACCTCATCACGAAGCATCAGAAGAGGTTCAAGGAGATGATTATTATGAATATATGCCAAAAAGTTGGAAATTATTGTAAATAATGCTTGACAAGTTTAAAAAAAATGTGTTAATTTCAGATTGAATTGTATGCAAATTGATTTAGTTAAATACATGATGTCGTTAAAGACATTTGAAAAAGAATTAAACGATCTATTAAACACTCGAATACCAGAAGGGTATATAGAAGTAGATGCCAGAAAACATAAAGAAAAGAAAAGCCAGCACGAGAACTCAAGATTATCAAGATCTGATTGACGTATATGGCTATACCAAAGGTAAAATACAGAAA